GCTCAGCGATTGCATCTTCATCAAGATCATCACTCAGCTCAATGCCAGCAACTTTCAAAAAGCTGTCAACCGTCTTCTTCTTTTTGAGATCCTTAAGGAGTCCTTGATTTGTTGCCTTTAGCTTTGTGCTCTCACTTTCAAGGCTCTCAGTGCGCTTTTCTAGCGCTTGAATAGCAGCAAGCGCCTCTTCAAGGGTCTCAGGTACTTGGGCGGGCATGTAAAGACATGAGTTGGCTCGTTAAATAGTAGCACCATCAGCTTCGTCTAGCTCAACAGAAGCCTCCATGATCTCAAGATCACGGCCCTCGCTCGCAGGGGACGTGTTATCGACTGGCACTTGCCCGCGATTTGTCATCTGCGCCCCACCTGCAAGCCCTAGCTCACGTGCGGTCTCAGTTCCATCAAGATCCATGTCACTCAAGAGTTGCTTCACACTGAAGTCAGGCAGCCCTTCAAACATCTCGCCCGCTTCCAACATCCGCAGAAACATCTCAATGGTGATCGCATTGCTGTCCTTGAACAGCGAGCTGAGCGCCATCACTTGCTGAGAGTGCAGCTTGACGGGGATGAAGTTCTTGCTGATCGTCACGCGCACCTCGGGGATACCACGATAGGCAGAGGCATAGAGCAAGGCTCGATTCAGTGCATCCTCAAGGCCCTGCACGAGCACAGCAAGCTGCGAATCGCTCTGAGAGCGGTCTAGGAGCTTCGCAAAGCCGCTTTCCGCCTGCGTCTTGCCCGTTGTCATGGCAACAGCAGCAAGGCGCTCCATGGCCTGCTCAATGCGCTTCAGATTCTCCAGCGTGACCGATGCACCCTCCATGGAAGCGCTCATCAGATCGAACTTGGCGTCAGGGTTCTGCGAGAACAGAGCACGACCGGCGCCGGCTTTGATCTCATCATCAGGGCGGACACCCGTACCCGTCAGAATCGGCGAGGAAGTGAGGTGGATTGTCTCTGCAAGGTCAGCAGAGATGCTCCAATGATTCAAATTAAGACGTGCGATGTCAAAAAGCAAAGGGCGGGCGCGGAAAAATGCTTCTTTTTTGCCACCAAAAACGGGTACAAATGGGATAAATGGAATCGAAAGATAAGTTGTTTCTTCGAGCAGGTACTTATCTACATTGCCCGGCTCGTTTTTCTTTGTGTAAAGGCGGCAACGAACACGCTGCTGAGGAATTGCAGGTTCAGGCTCATCAGAAAGCTCAGAAACGCTGTTATCTGCAAGATTTGCAATGTCATAAACGCGCACAGCGGGGATGACTTCTTCAAAAAACTCGTTTTGCTCACTTTGACGACGCACTTCTGTCTTGACGCGCAAATAAGTAGGGAACGCGCCAAATACATTCTGCGCCCCTATATCTGCATTGAATACGTCGTAGCGACATTCAAGCACCTGCTCCATGCGCATTAGCACAAGATAGGGGCGCGGGTTAAGACGACGTTCTTCTGCGGCGCTCAGATTCTCTGGAAGCTTGGGATACTCAACCCAAATCCCAGAAACACCCCCATCAAGTGCTTCTGTAAAAGCTTCTTTAGCGAAAGAAAGAATAGAGTGTCCTTCGAGGTCTACATCTTCAAAGAAGTTGCCCCATTCAGATGCAGTGTTTTCAGGAATACCGACACCTTTTCGTAGTGCTGTCCCGCAAACTAAATCACGAAGATGGCAGTAATAGTTTTGAAAGCTACTTTGTGAGCGTGTTTTGCGAACTTGATAACTTTTGTCTTCTTCTAAGTAGTCCCGAGGAAGATATTCGTCAGACGCTTCAGAAAGATAGAACTCCGGCAGCGTGCAAAAACGAATCGGCGCAAGACGTGAAAACTGCTCTGCTTGCTCTAACGAATAAGCATCAACGCCAGATACCTCTTCAAAAGACTGCTCGTACTCCGGGTAGCGCCTTTCAAAAGGCAATACGAGGTTGTCAGCCGCTGGTACAAGAGAATTGGGGACGATAGCCACTGCTTTTGCGCCTGCAATACAAGCAGTGTAGCTCTATCGCGTTCAACGCCAACGTTGCCCACGATTCATTCCGATACCAGGTCGCGGCATAGACTGCCAAGTTAAATAACGCAAAGCATCGCCAAAGTGAGAGAAGTCTCTCGCTCCTCCCTTAGCGGGCTTCATAGAGCCGTCATACGCCCATGATTCCATCATTTCAATAACATCATGGCAGGTTGATGGATTGACAAGAATTTGATTACGATGCAAACAATTGTTTACGTGGGCAACTGTTTCGGATATGGGCGGATTCCTGCGCTCTGCAATAACCTTGCACCCAGCCTCGCGCAAAATATCATGGTCGCTCATTGTTGAAGACGTACTTGCGTGAGAGCCTGAGCTGTCTGGATAAACGACAACCATGCCTTTTGCAAGTTGCACAGGGAAGCGCCTTTTGATGTGCTCAGCTAAAGCAAATGTATCCCGGCAGAGGTATTCTTCAAAAATGTGCAGCTGCTGACCCTGTTGTGAGTCACGCATTACTGCGTAAATACTAGAGCTTTTGCCAACGTTAAAGTCACAGCCGATAAGTACTGGCTCGTTGACTTCAGCGTGAAAAACACTGGTTACATGCTTATCTCGCATGTACTCAGAGAATACGGTTGCGGTTTCAAGATTGACAAACATGCCACGGATATACGCCTCGGCAAGATGAGGCGGATAGTTAGCAAGTAGGTCTTTGACGTAGTTTTCATCAAGATATGGATTCTGCCTAGTATCTGCTCGATAAATAGCCTTATCGTCTGTTTTGTTTTTCTCAAAAAAGTTCCAAACAAACTTGCGTCCTTCAGGCGTTGACGCAAAGCAAATTTGAGGGCACTTACCAACGCGAACGCGACCCTGGAGTTTTATTAGTGCAGCCTCAGCAATTTCTTGCTTCACCGTGTCCGCCTCGTCAATTACGAGCGATGCAGCGTTAATACCCACAAGACGTTCAACATTCATCAGTGGGCGCAAAAGTATAGTTGTATCGCCCTTCGGAAGATGCAACGTAAAACTTGGTTGCGGCGAAATACGCATTGTATTTGGTATGTCATACTTATCAAGTAACTTTGTCCAGGTTGGAATTGCAATATCGTTTAACATAACATAAGTAGGCTCAAGGTAAATGTGAAACTCACCCTGACTGCGAAACGCTAAAAGTATCGCCTTCGCCACGGAACTATATGATTTCCCTGAGCCCAGCCCACCCACATAAAGCAAATATCGCTGCTCCCAGTTGCATACAAACTCGCGTTGATGTGGCAGCAGATCAGCAAGTATTTTCGTCTCGATCAGATTGGTGTCAAGACGTGAATTCGTCCTAGCACGTATTCGCTTGAGGGCGGAATTCGCTTCAAACAGCCCAAGCGACTGCAGCGCTGCTCGATCTGCGTAGCGACTGCTGCGTGCTTTTGCGGGCATTACTTCCTCTTGCGCTTATGACGATAATCTATACGCTTGCTGCTTGTCTTTTTGCGCTTGAAGCGACGCTTTTCTTCTGGGGTCAGCTCTTTACTGGTTTTCGGGGTATCAGACGAAACGCGCTTGGAGGGGCGACAGGCGGGGTAACCGCGACGTTTCTCGCCCTTGGAGCGGCCACACGGCTTGCCCGTTTTGACGTCTACCCATTCTTCCTTGAACCAACGGGTTAGACCCGAGCGAGCGCGTTTCATTGCTTCACCCCTTAACTACACGATAACGCCCACCACGTTTTTTGTACTCACGAACAAGCCAAGCGTTTGCGTATGCGCTTGGGTACACCTTAAACTTGCGCTTCGCTGCTGCTTTTACGCGGGCGTAAAGAGCCTTGTCAGTTGGGACATTGCGTGCCATGAGAGATGAGGGAGCAAACCGGGGGCACTACTCTGCCGCTTCAAGCATCAGGGAACGGCGCAGTGGGTGGGGGGAAGTTGGAGGTATAGCGGGCCACGCCTTTGGTGATTCTAAATTGAGCGATGTAGCCCCAGAGAGATTTATAAAGACTTGCTCCCACCTGGAATTGAGTCGCGGTAAAGTTTGTTGTGTTAAGCACTGATCCGATCAGGGTTCCATCTTGAAAAAGTCTTAATGTGTTACCTTCCTTAGCTGCAGCGGCGTGAAACCAAGTTGATAATGGAAAAGATCCGCCGGGAATAATCATCGCAGCGCTAGTTCCAACATAAATCCTTCTTGAGTTATTCTGGTCATTGAACAGCGCTATCCCGCCAGAATTTGAGGATCCGTAGCCCCAGATAGTTCTGTCGTTTATTGCCTGGAGATAGACCCAGGATTCAATAGTGAAATCTCCTGTCCCATATGCGAAGTCGCCGCTCGTGGCAGATATGTAATCCCCGGTCCCATCAAGCTCAATTACGCCTACCCCAGTTCTGCCAAATGGGTCTGTGAAGGTTGTATTGATTTGCGCGTCGCCAAAAGGATATACCGTCTTAGGTGACGGGCTGCTGTCCACGATGTTGGTGCTGCCGTTGGTGCCGTAGCCGTGCAGCAGCAAGGAGACG